TTATTTGTTCGAAGTTATCTTCTAGTTGACTCACAAACTTTTGACTAAAGTACGAGTGAAGTTTCGTGATTAAATTATCTAATTTCAAATTTTTTGACCTCCTTAGCCATAAAAACCGTAAAAGTTTTTAACTAGTTCATACATAATGACTTCGTGCCCTTTTTCGTTAGGGTGTACACCGTCAGGCATACTCGATTTTCTGTACGAAGGTATATTAGGTTTAAATTGCGTTGAATGATAAGCATCATACACAGGTATATCTAGTTCGTTACAAGCGTCTATTTGAACATCTACATAATCAGATAAAGTGTAACCTAAACCGTTCTTAGTAGTATCTTTTCTTACGGTTTTACCGTCTTTTATATAACACTGTTTAGTAGGTGTCATAACGATTATTTTAGATTTAGGGTTATTACTCTTGATTTTAGAGATAGCACTATAAAAGGCACCGTAAAACGTCTTAGTATCCGTTTTATCAGTGCCTATATTAATATCATTAGTCCAATCATCATCTGTACCTTGAACAATGATTAAATCAGCTTTAATTTTAGTTGCTTGATCATAAATACTATTCTCTTTGTTTGTGCTCATTGTCGCACCACTAACAGCTAAGTTAGTTGACTTAGCCTTAATCTTCTTAGCTAACATTTGCGTAAAGTTGGTTTTAGCACCTGAACCTTTAGCAACAGAATCTCCAATAGTACCTATTGTTTTAACTTTTCTAATCTTAGACTTAGGTGTAAAGTCGTGAACGATAGTACCATTTGCAGTTGTAACACTCTTTGCATGTGCACTTTCTAATTTTCTTTTTATATCATCGGTTTTCTTCTGCAAATCTTGTGCAGTCTTAGTATTTGCATTATTTTGAGCTTGAATCATCCTTAAATCTTTAGCTGGGTCAGATTTGTTAGATTTGATAGCTTTAACATAATTCGCAGCAGTATTTACTGCTTTCATGTATCTATCTTGTAATCTGAATTCCCCAAGCACTACGTCTTGTTTGATAATCTTGTTGTTAATATCTCGATGTGTAGTGATTTCGATAATTCTAACAAACTCATTTAACCCTATTAAGTCATCGATTACATTAACAATATCCCCAACTCTAGGTACTGCTTCTTTAAAATGTTTTTGCAAAGAAATGAAGTCTAGTGTTACAGATGTTTTTAAACTCTCTTGTATAACTAACTCCATAGCTTTTTTAAGTGTATCTCCCTTTGTTATGCGTCCATCTACAACAGGCGGCGCATGACGTTTGCCTATTAAGTCAGCTAAGGGGTGTGTATACTCATATTGCAAGCTAGCTTCGTTAAAAGTTTGTTGCCCATCAAAGCCACCATAACCTCTAATGTAGGTGTAACACTTAGAAGCGTCTTCTTGAACTTTTACATTATTTGCATTAACACCGGCTTTAATGTAATAGTTAGCTTTTCTTTGAACAATATCATATAAATGAAATGTCTTTGTTTTGGCGTTGTATTCATATTCTAAGTTATATCTTTCCAAACCTTTTTTGAATAATTCTAAATTGGTATCGTGGTTACCTAGATTCTCAAATTTAGACGATGAAACCTTAGCGTGTAATTCATACTTATAACCGGTATCTTTAAAAACTAAATCAAAGTAACTTTTCCCTGTAAAACTACCGTTATATACTTCATACACTCTTAAATTGTTTAGATCATCTAATTCAACAGGACGTGCTTTTATTGTTAACTTTTCCTTTTGACCTACAGTTGTTTTGTCTAACATAACGATACGGTATTCGTTTAGGTCATCAGCACCACCAACACCTGTAATCGTCCACATTTTAGTAATAGCCCCTATAGCGTCAAATGTAGCTTTGTTTTCTACCATTTCTATTTCTAAGGAACCATCTTCATTTAATTTCTCGTTTAATTTTGTTTCTACAGGTAGGGATTGCCCAATGCCCTGTAATGTTTTTAATAATATTGGCAATGAAGCAACCTCCTTACAAGTAATATCTTTTGTGTTTAAACGTGATTTTTTGAAGTTTCTTAGTAGTATGGAAAGTATTCCAACCAGGCATTAACACAGGTTGTTGTTTTGTCTTGTTGTAATCATCAATACGTAAGTTATTACGATATACATGGATACCATCAAATTTGATAACATCACCGGCTTTCAACTCTAAACCACTTATTTTCATAATGTCGCTATGTGTCATATAGAAGTTAAAACCGTCGCTATCTTTTTTGCTAATGTTTTCTCCTAGAACCATTTCTACCACACTGTCTTGGTTAAATTGGTTTATTTCAGCTGTGCCACCATAGTAAACTTCGCCCACTTTAGTGTCGTAGAATGTGTATCTACGCTCTTTATGAGATGTGTTGAACGGGTTTTTGTCAGGAATACCCCATTTATTCAAATTACCACTCTCTTTTTCTAAATCTGTACTATAGCCAATGCTTTCAAAGTATGGTAATTCAATCGTTTCGAAGTCTAGTGTGAATTCACCTGACGTTTTAGTAGTGTCAAATGATACTTCATTAACTAAACCGACGAATATTTGCCTACCATCAACATATTCCAATTCGAAAGATTGGTTTTTAGGTTCGAATATATTTTCGAATTTAATTTCACTTTCAGATGCTGCTAATTCTCTAAGATAAAAATGACCTCTTAGCATATCTTGTATGTTCGATTTTAAATGAGAAGCATAAGCTATCTTTTCTACATCGTACCTTACAGTCATAGATATGCTTTTCTTTTCTTCTTTAGTAGCATTGTGAAATCTACCGTTAACACGATCAATTTCATCAAACTTACGTTCATACCCTGCTCCTTTTACATCATAAGAAACAACTCTCAACGCAGTACCAGTAAAGCGATTGTTACTAATACGTAAACGTTCTTTGTTTTTGTAAACTTCAACATCATGTAATATCAATTAACAATCACTCCTTTAAAATAATCCGAAACTTGCGTCTTTTGAGTTAGAATCTTCAATGTAAGATTTAATAGCCGGTATATCTGATTCATTGCGAACAGTCACGTTAACGATAGGCTTGTTGTTCTCTTGCATACTATGACGTACATCTTTGCTCATATGAGCGTCGAAAGAGCTCCCTAAACCAGCCAATCCTTCTTCTAAAAAGTCTGGTTTTAAGTCTGCATTGAAGGCATCCATAACTTTTAATGCGGCTAATTTACTTTCTCTTGCAGCTTTTCCTGCATATTCAGAGATACCCATACCTAATCCAGTCATACTATCATTACCTAGTTGTATGAATTTACGAGAAGGAGAATGACTGTCTAAAGCGTTTTTTGCAGCGTTCAATGCGCCTTTTGCAGCGTTCCACGCAGCTGCTGCTAAATCTTTAGCTTTTTGAACGATACCTCTTATCATTCCAGCTATCATGTCAACACCTGCTTGAAAGAAATCTCCGATAAAACTGCGCGCTCTATTTAATGCAGTTCTCATGCCATTTCCAACAGCGCCGACCACTCTGAAGAAACCACTAACTACTGCTTGTAAAAATCTACTCATTGCAGAAATGATGCTTGAAACCCATTGTGCACCACCAGAAATGATTCGTCCAAGTGCTAGAACCATTTTTTGACCGATAGTAGAAACTACACGGCCAAACCAACTTGCTACAGTATTCCATATTCTAGTAACTGCACCCGAAATCACAGACCAAATTTGGTTCCAACTTGTAATATTAGTGCCGAGTATTCTATTTAAAATATTGAATATGAAGTTAGAAATTTGGTTCCAAATTGACAATATGGTATTCCAAATAGTATTCATAACGTTTTGTGTTGTAGTTTGTAATGTTTGCCACGCTCCAGGTATGTCACCTGATAAAAGTTGAATCCATGCTGTAGCTAGTCCAATGAATAATTGTGACGCAGCTTGTAGAATTCCACCTATCGCAGTGAATACTACCGAAACGATAGTCCATAGATATTGGAATGCGATTACTACACCATTAATAAGGCTGATGAATAAGAAACCAAAAACTTGGTTTGCAACTTGCCCTAACATTTGTAAGATAGGAATAATAGGTTGTAATGTTTGTTGTATAGACGCTCTGAACTGATTAAACCAGTTAATCACTGATTTTACAGCGTTCATTATCGTATCTTTAATAGTGTTCCAAGCTTCAATGCAAGTTTTTCTGAAATTCTCGTTTGTTTTCCATAACCAAACAATAATACCTATTAAAGCGACAATAACGCCTATGATAGCTAATACAGGCCATGAAATCGCACCTATAGCTACACCTAATGCTTGGAAAGCGCCACTTAACATAGGTAAGATACGCATAATTGTACTAATAGGGCTCATAAGGAGTCTGAAAGCTATTTTTACTAAGTTTAATGCACTTCTAAGTATTTGAGTATTTCTAGCAAAAGCTAACATTTTACCGATAGCTTGGATTAAACCTACACCAAACACATTAGATAACACTGTACTTACTGCGATAATTGGTGCTAATAAAGCCCATAACATACCACCGAGTATCATACCTATACCAACCATTCGTGCTATAGCCGGGTGTGTTTCGAACAACTTAGCGATGAAACCAGCTAACGCCGTTACTACTTTTAATATCACACTTGCTATTGGTGCCATAGCAGTACCGAACGCAACCAACACTCTTACGATGTTACCGATTAGATCCATAATAACCGGTCCATTTTCTTGTACATACTGAACAAACTTTTTGAAGCCCTCTGACTTACCAACTTGTTCAGACCATTCTCTAAACTTAGCAGTCATTTTAACTAACCAATCAAAAATATTAGAACTGTTTTGAGCAAATGCTTTCATCAAGTTGCCAATACCCATGAATACATTGCCAAATATTTGGCCTATTTTAGGTAAATTAGTCTGCGTGTATTCAATAAATGATTTAATAGCATTTTGACCTGCTACACTGTTAGCCCAGTTTTGGAACTTCTTACCTAAATTATCTAAACCTTTAGCAGTCCATAAGAATAATGGACCTAACTGTGTAAACACATTTATAAGTCCATCACCAAAACGTCCTGCAGCACTTAATAATGTGTTGAATGTCTTAACACCTGTTGTATTCATCATGTTAAAGAACTTGCTAGCAGTTTGGCTGTTTTGAGCCCATTTTAAGACGCTCTGTGACGCTTGTTCCATTCCTTTAGAGATACCTGCTAAGAATGGTTTCATACGTCCTAAAGCTACGTTAACAGTATCTAAAGCGTTAGATAACGTATTGAATATTTGAGCTTGATTTTGTTTGATAATGCCTTCCCATGTTGATTTAACTTGTTCTAAAGACGCTTGGTATCTTCTTGTTTGCGCAGTAGCTTGTAATGTTCCGTCATTCAACATTTTAATTGCACTTACTGCCATAGCACCAAATGCAAACGCACCACTTGCAGCAATACCAAATGCACCAGCTACTCCTAATGCACCACCAGCAACTACACCTAATGCGTTAGCTACTGCCATGATTGCAGGTACTAATCCAGCTATGATAGGAATAAGTCCTTGAAAACTAGCAATTAACATACCTTTAATTTGTTGTCCGAATACAGTACCGAACGTTCTTATCTTAGTTGCTAAGGCGTCCATTTTATTGCCGTATTCATCTAACGACTGACCTAACGCTCTAGTTAACACTTGTGTTCTTGTCATACCTCTTGTGTCAAAGTTAACGTGTACTGTTTTATCGTGTAAGGTTGCAAGCATAGCTTTAGCACCTAGTACAGAACGTTTTAAGGGATTGTTATTCCCCTTGATGTCTACTTCTTTATCTCTTAACTGTTGTAACTTTTCTCTAACTACTGCAATTGCTCGTTTAACAGGATTAGCGTTTCCGTCTATATCAACGGTATGTTCTCGCCAACGTTGAGCCATTGCTTTAGCAGTATTTAAGGCTCGTTTAAATTTACTTATGTTGGCGTCGACTTGTGTTTCGATTTCGTCGGGTATTTCAGTTTTTGCCATACGTTGAGCTTTTCTGATATTCCGTTGGAAATCTGTAATAATCGCCGATATACGAGCCATAAAGTTTTTGTTCATGGCTAACCTCCTCTTTGACTAGTATTACGTAATGAATTCATAAAACGACGTGTACCTTGTTTTTGAGCTTCTCTATTGCGTTTGTTTTGTGCTAACTTACGTTTTTTCATACGTTCGTACTCATCAGATTGTCCGCGAACTTCATATCTTGCACGTTCTAACTGTTTTTGTAGTCGTTTTAACGACTTACCAGCTTGTACAAGACCGTTAGCTTGAGCACCAAACAATAAAGTTTCTTGTTCATCAAGTAACGCCAATCTGCGACCGATAACCCAGTCTTTCCATTCATTAGGCGTCAAACTCATTAATTCATCATAAGGGAGATAGCCTATGTATTGACTGGTTATCTGCCGTATTTCTGAATAATCTAGTAAGGTAGCTCGCCCATGATTTCTTTGTAGTTGTTCTTCATGTACTCGATACCGTTCTTCGTAGACTCTTTCTCTTCCTCTTTTACCATTGTTGGTGCTTGGTTCATTTGCGACCAGAATTGACGTGATTTTTGCTTGAAAAAACCGCTATTATTCATTACGTCTAAAGCACCTTGTAATAATTCAAGCGTGTCGCCGTTTTTATTAATAAACTCCATTAAAGCAGTTTCAATTTGCTCTCGTGTAGGTGCCTTCTTGTTTAAATAAGCAGTAGCACATTCCCAAAAATCTGCGATTGCATTAGTGTCACGTTCTAAAATACTGTTATAGATAGCATTGAAACCAGATACTTTAGTAGTTTTACCGTTTTCATCTTGCTCATCTTTAGCAAACTTTTTAGCAGTTTTATCAAATAAGAAAGTTGCTTTTGCTTCTACTTCTTCTCCGTTGAATTCTAATGTAGTAATAGGATTGATTGTATTTTCAGTCATTCTTTAACCTCTTTCTGTTATTTTTTACAAAAAAATAGAGGGCTTAATGCCCTCGTAATTATGCACCAGCACTAGGTGTACGGTTTTCGTATGAGTCTGTATAAGCTCCCATATCTTCCCATTCAACTGTAGGAGCAGCAGCACTAGGGTTGAGCCATTCTGGTGGTAATGAATCAACAGAACCGTCTGCACTGTTAAATTTAACTTTTGCAGTGATTTCGATTTTGTCATCCTCATCATCAAATGACCATTCGTGCTCTTCTACAATTACATAAGCGAAAGTACCGTGATGTTTACCATCACGTTTTTTAACTTCCCAAATCCATAAACGTAACTGCTTGAAGTTTTTAACTGACTCTTTTAAAGCTTCTTGACCTTTGTCGCCAGGTACACGGTCAATAGTTAACTTGATTTCTTCTTCTACAGAGTTACGACCATAGTCTTTTTTGCCACCTGTAATCATTTCAGCTAAGTCATTACTGATTGTGTGTCCACCTTCAGCTAAACTAGCTAACAGAATAGCATCTTCTTCTTTTAACTGACTTGCTAAATCTTTGTCAGCAATTTGTAACGCTGCAATATATTTATTCTGCGCCATTCGTTACACTCCTTTGTAAAGTATTGTGTCTGTATTTAAAAACAAGCCGGATGATACCGTGTTTCGTGTACTGATCTATGTCAGTTATCACTTCTTGTGTATCAATTCGACTTTTTATAAATGAATAGTTATTTATTTCTATTTCAGAGTTAAGTACAAAACCTAAGTATTGGATGATTTGTGAGGCTTCATCTCTATTTCTAGCTTGGCTATAAACATGCAATGTAACGCCTACATCTTCAAACATACTTGTCGTTGTTTCTTTGTTAGTGACGTTTGTTTCACCCACAACGATATATGGGTAAACAGCGTCTTTTTGAACGCAATCAAAAACCCTACCACCAAGTTGTTTTTTGATGATAGGGTTGCTTTTTAATTTGTTATATAT